TTGAAATCAATGTTGAAGTACCTTATTTGGAGTCTTATTGCGATATTCCTTTGTAGCATATTGTTTATCTTATTGCAGCGTGGTGTTAATAATAACAATACCACTCGCAGTATTGATACACTTTACAACTACAAAGAAAAAATCATCATCAAAGAAAAAGAAAAACTAAAAGTTAAATATGACACTATCGAAATACATTTGCGTGATTCTTTTTATAGCACCGAGTTTTTGCAAAGGGCAATCAATTTGCATAGATTCATCGACAGTCAAGAACGTAAACCTTTATTTGATTAAAGGTGCAAAAGCACGTGAAGAAAACCGAATCTTTAAGGCAAAGATTCAAAACGATAGTAACCACATAGAATTTTTAGATAGTACGATTACAGATTTGCAATTTGGAATTTGTGAAGTTGAACAAGAAAATAAAGTGGTCAAAGAACGATTTTACACAGTCACATTTTATGCAATAATTGTGACTATATTTTACATCTTCAAATGAAAAACAACGTACATAAATTTGTCATACCTTTTGAAAATAAAAAGGTTCTTTTACTCTCGGATTTGCACTGGGATAACCCCAAGTGTGATAGGGTACTATTGAAAAAACATTTAGATTTAGCACTTGCTGGTAATTACGATGTACATTTAAACGGCGATACATTTTGTTTGATGCAAGGTGCATACGATCCCCGAAAAAGTAAAGATAGCATAAGACCTGAACACAACGTAAATAACTATTTAGATGCAGTTGTGAATACTGCAATTGATTGGTTTAAACCTTATGCAAAAATTATTAAAGTTGTTGGATATGGAAATCACGAAACAAACATTATTAAAAGGCAAGAAACAGACGTTATAGAAAGATTTGTTTTTGGACTTAATCGTGAATGTGGAACTGAAATACAAGCGGGTGGTTATGGTGGGTGGATAATTTATCAATTTGTAGATAGGAAAACAATTCGTAAAGCATTTAAAATAAAATATTTTCACGGCTCTGGTGGTGGTGGACCAGTTACACGTGGTGTAATACAATTCAATAGAATGTCAACATTTATAGAAGGTGCAGATATGATATGGATGGGACACGTTCACGAATGTAACGAGGTAGTTTATACTAATGAATGTTTGGATAATCAAAACAATATTAGACTTCGTAACATTTTAATGGTTCGTACTGCAACATATAAAGAAGAATACAATAGTGGACTTGGTGGATGGCACGTAGAGAGAGGTGCAACCCCAAAACCTTTGGGTGGAAGATGGTTAGAGATTTGCCCTGAACGAAAAATAATTAATGGACAAGAACAATCAATATTAACTGCATTTACATATCGTGCCTAAAATTAAATGTCATATCGTTATACTCGCTGATTCAGTCTACGAAGACAAAGAACAAGCGTGTGAGTTTTTAGAAGATGCAATTCTTGATACTGGTTATATTATTGCAGCCAACCAACATTGGGACTATACTGAAATACATTACATAAGTGGACACACATTTGTAATTGACTTAGATTTTGACGACTTTTGTAAAAAATGGATAAAGTAAATAAACCAGCGCACTACGAAGGTAGTATTGAGTGCATAGAAGCAATCAAAAGTTCAATGAGTAAAGAAGCATTCAAAGGTTATTTGAAAGGCAATATACAAAAGTACATTTGGCGATTTGACAGAAAGGGTGGTGTTGAAGATTTGCAAAAGGCAGAATGGTATTTAAAAAGATTAATCGATGAAACAAGTACAACAATATTTAAATAGGTTCGGGTGCAACTTGGTAGTTGACGGAATCATAGGCGACAAGACAAAAACAGAATTAAAGAAGTATGTTTTTAACCAAACCAAAGGAATAACGTGGGTACGATGCGACAAAAAACTAACTAATACTTTTGACGACTTTGGGGTGTTGTGGGTTAATGGTGAGATAGCAGAAGTATTCCCGTGTTCAACAACTGCTGGTAAGCACTACATACAAAACCCTATTACCTATGGTGGAGTAATGGGAACGGCAATTGCGTGTTCACAATATGTAGTTGGATCACACCAGTTTAAAACGTCTTCAAATTGGAAATCTCTTTGGTTAGGTATGCCATACTTTCAACAAATCAAAGCTATTCAAATATTCCGTGACGGAAACAAAGATGGCAATTTAGATGAGAAGGTAATTCAAAAGGGTTTGTTTGGCATCAACTTTCACCAAGCTGGGTTAGGTAATTTTATTGATAATTGGAGTGCTGGTTGTCAAGTTGTACCAAAAGCATATTGGTTAAAAGTTATACCATATTTCAAAGATGGTGAAATTATAGATTTTAGTTTGATTTACTAATGGCGAAAGAACCTGATTTCCTCAAAGGACTTGGAATACAAAATATCACCGAAGAAATCAAATCGAGTGGTGTAAATTCTATTATCCAAGATTGGGGAAACAAGTTAATTGCAGCACTACGCACCAAGTTAAAAAACAACAAATCAAATGCAAGTGGTTCATTATCGGCTAACATACAACCGACAATTGAACCCACGTCAAAAGGCGAAAAGCTAATAATCACAATGAATGAGTATTGGATTGACGTTGAAGAAGGACAAGCACCTGGTACTATGGTATCTGCAAAATCTTTAATTCAATGGATGAAAGAAAAAAGACGTTATGGTGCATTCAAAAGTGCATTTGATAAAAGAATTGAAAGTGTAGTTGCACGAAAGATTAGTAAAAACATTTATGCTGGTGGTACAAAGGCAAGACCATTCATAAAACCTACGTTAACACAAAAAAGAATTAACGAATTATCTCAAAACGTAGCAGATTATTTTGCTGCAAACTTATTTAAGTAAATTATTTTGTAAAATTATTTGTTATATTGAAAACTATTTGTATATTTGTGCTATGGATATACAAGAAATTTTAAAACAAATCAAACTACACAAGAAGCACGGCATTGTGTCTAAGGTGTCTGCTCGTACTGGCATATCAATGCCTACTGTTCGTAAATACCTAAACGGGAATGTTATACAACCGAAGGTATTAATCATTTTAAACACCGCAATCGACATTATCAATGAAGGCAATAATTAATCTTATGGATGAGAATTTGGTGCGTTTAAAAAAGCTGCAAATGAGTGCAAACTTTTACGAAGGCAAACTACATTTCTTTGATGGTTTTAACGACTATGAATTTGACGAAGAATTAGTAAAAAGTTTACTAATAGAAAACGATGAAGATTTAGTCGATGAGTTTACGCATTATGAAGAAGACGAAGACGGCTCACCAACTACACATATTATGTGGGCAATTATGGAAGATTTTGCACAATTTTCTTTGTGTGATTCTATTGACAAATTAATAACAGAAAATAAACTATGAAAGAACTATTTAATTCAGTAAGCAATTTTCAGGCAGAATGTCCGAAGATTAGCAAGGATTCAAACAATCCATTTTTTAGTGATGCTAAACGCAAAGTAAACTATGCAAGTTTGCCACACATTTTGACAGTCATTACCCCTATACTTAAAAAGAATGGGTTATTGATTGTGCAGCCAGTAGTAAACAATTGTGTTGTAACCAAACTAATTCACATTGAAACGGGGCAAATGTTAGAAAGTGTGTATGACATTGTATGCAAAGATTCTACCAACGCACAACAAATCGGATCGGGTGTGAGTTATGCACGTAGATATAGTTTAACTTCAATTTTAAACTTGAATATTGACGATGATGACGATGGTAATAGTGCAACTAATAATGTAGCCAAACCACCAGCCCCACCAGCTGCAAAGAAAGAAGACTTAAACCCAAAGCATAGCAATTGGGCAAAGGCAAAAGAACATCTACAAACGGGTGGACTAATGGAAGATATCGAACGTAAATACACTATAAGTGCAGAAAACAAAAAGTTGCTTATAGCAGCAAAGTGAAATTTTGATTTGAACTTATGGAAATTACAATAACAAATAACGAAAGCGAATGGTTAGCAGTACGTGAAGGTAGATTTACGGCAAGTGACATACACAAGCTAATGGGTACTCCGAGAAACAAATCGGAGTACCTTTCGGAAACGGCAAAGTCATTTGTCTACGAAAAAGCAAGTGAATTGCTAACTGGTATTCGCAAACCAATTTGGGGTGAAGCATTAACTTGGGGTACAGAAAACGAAAAAGAAGCATTCGAAGTATTCCAACACAACCAAGATGACTTTTACACTTACTACGGGGGTGAAACTTATACGTTTATTCCCTATGGTGAGTATTCGGGTTATTCACCTGATGCACTTGGTAGTAATTGTTTGGTAGAAATAAAGAATCCTTTTAATAGTGGCATACATTTAAAGAATAGGTCAATCAAATGTGCTGAAGATTTGCTAAAAATACACCCCGAATACTATTGGCAAATGCAATTGGGTATGATTGCAAGTGCAGTTGAATTTGGTTATTTTGTTTCGTACGACAAACGTATGCCATCAACACATAATTTGTTCATAGCACACATAGAATTAGAAGATGTGAAAGAAATCATTGACGAAAAGCTATATTATGCGAATGAATTATTACAGTCAATTGTCAAACTAATGTAATCTTTGTAAAATAAATTTGCAATATTGAAAATAATATTATTATATTTGCTAAACAATTAAAAGATATGGAAAACAAAACAACAATTATTCAGCAATTCCCATCATTGGTAGAGGCATTTGAATGGGTGGTAACACAAGTTGCAGATGCAACAGTCGGTAACATTACAACCAAGCACCAGTATCAAGGCACGGATGCTGTAATCGGTAGCACGGACAACGTTACTTATGTCGGACTTTTTAATTTAATTGAGCTATGAATTTGTGGGATGGATTAGCAGTTTTAGGTGCTTGTGTAAGCATTGCGTTTTGTGTATGGTGTGTATTAGTTGCATACCAAACTTTGCAACAATTTGAAGAAGTTGAACACAAACCATTGCCTGAAATTTACGATATACCAAATTGGGATAAACTTAACCCAGTAGGTAAAATGGCAAACAAAGAATTGAAGAAGATGTACAAAGGTAAAATGAAAGGGGAATTGGTATGACAAACGAAACATACGGAGGTAACAAATGAGCAAACTATTAATTATAAACGAAGTAAAACAACGTCTTGAAACAAGCACCAAAATGCGTGACGATGATGCGTTATTGATGGCAGACATTTGGCGAGAACAACTTGAACGAATGGGTGCAAAGTCAATGTACGATGTTTTAAACGCAGTTGCTGGTAGAATGGTACATAGTCCTGAATCAATTAGACGTTCACGTCAAAAGGTACAACGTGACAATCCAAATCTTCGTGGGGTGTTTTATTTTAAACGTCACGAAAAAGAACTTGAAGTTTTAAAAGAACTTGAATATATAAAATAACCATAAGGTAAAATAAAATGTATACAACACAATTAGCGTCAATGGTGAAGACAAGTAACCACACGCAGAAAGACACAACTGTTAACACAGTATTGAAAACAAATGATTACTCAAAGTTTAAAACGAAACAAGGTAATCGTGATTTAAACGGATTGCATTTAAAAAGATTATTAAGTTCCATAAAAGAAATGGATTTATTACACGCTAATCCAATTTTAGTAAATGAAAACTTTGAAATTATCGATGGGCAACATCGTTTTAATGTTTGTCAAGAACTTAACAAACCTATTTATTTTTTAATGGTAAAAGGTTTAGGATTGACTGAAATTCAAATATTAAATGCAAATACCAAAAATTGGAAATTGGAAGATTATATTGATGGTTATTGTTCAATGAATATTCCTGAATATTGTTATTTAAAAAATCTTTTAACTAATACTGGATTAGGTATTAGTCATTTATTAGCAATGTTTTCTGATAATAACAATGGCGATACTTGTGTTAAATTACGAAATGGAGAATTAAAATTGCCTCACAAAAATCAAGGATTGATTATTTTACAATGGATTAAAGAATGGATAAAAGTATACGAAGGAAGTGATCGTAGAGCATTTGTATTAGCTTTAGTAAATTTATATAAGACAAAAGGATATAGTCACGAAAAAATGATGCAGAAAATAAAGTATCAATCTACCAAAATAGTTGATTGTACAAATGTAAAAACATATCTTGCACTACTTGAAGAAATTTATAATTTTAAAGAAAGAGGTGATAAATTAAGATTTTTTTAGTATCTTTGATTTGTTAAGTGAGATGTAGGATATCTCGATACTTTAACCACTTTTGCCCTAATTAGTATATTTGCAATCCTACTGCGATATACTTTTTAGGGTTTTTTTATAAAATTGAAAAAAGAAACATTTTATTTTAGTCACGACTACACGGCACGTTCAGATGAAAAAATCAAGAATCTAATTTATGATTTTGGTTATGAAGGTTATGGAATCTACTGGTCATTAATTGAAGAATTGTATCAAAATGCGAACGCATTGCGAACGAATTACAAACGCATTGCATTTGATATGCGAGTTGATGAAAACACAATTAAAAGTATTATTGAAAACTTTGATTTATTTATTGTTGAAAATGAGTTTTTTGGTTCATTATCGGTGCAACGTAGATTAGATATGCGTATTGACAAGAGCAGTAAAGCAAGGGAATCTGCACAAAAGAGATGGTCAAAGGATGCGAACGCATTGCCAACGCAATCCGAAGGCAATGCTATAAAGGAAAGTAAAGTAAATGAAAGTAAAATAAATGATATAAATATATTTAATGAATTTTGGGATTTATACAATAAAAAATTAAATCGTGAATTAAGCGAAAAAGCATTTAAAAAAATAAAGTCAAGCGAGTATGATTTAATTAAAAACCATATTCCTAATTTTGTAAAACAATTTAAAGACAAACAATTTCAACCATATTTTAGTACTTACTTAAATACAAAAAGATGGCAAGATGAAGTTGAAACAAAAAAACCAATTTTACCAAGAATAGAAAGACAAGCAACATTAGATGAATAATTATTTAGAAGAAAATGTAGTAGGTGCATTTATAATGTCGGACTACGCAAAGACAAAACTACCAAGTATAAACCCAAACTGGTTTAATGAGTTCAACAAAAGAGTTGTAACAGTTATGCAGCAACTTTATTTAGATTCTAAACCAATTGCACTACATACTTTGTTTCCATTTTTTAAAGACAAAGCATTTGAACTATCGGAGTTTACTCGAAAATACTATTCCGATGCGACTATTGAATACGATTTGTTACAAATGGAAGTAATGTACAAACGCAAAAAGATAGTTGAAGACATAAGGAATTTAGATTTAGATTGTGATCTACACGAACTGCAAAACAAACTTGAAATTATAAACCAAGAAAGTAGGGTAAGTTTAAAAAACCAAGTTGTACCAATGAGCAAAATAGTAGGCAAGGTTTTAGACGAATTACAAGTGCGAATTGAACGTGGTAATAATTTAGAAGGACTTTCTACTGGGTGGCGATATTTGGATAAATACATCGGTGGATGGAATAAAGGCAATTTAGTTGTGATAGGTGCAAGACCAGGAATGGGTAAAACTGCACTTGGTTTAAATTTCTGCATAGAAGGATGTCCATTTGCAAAGTATGTTTTTGTATCAGTTGAAATGAGTGACGAAGAATTAGCAAAAAGACAAATCAGTTATTTTAGCAAAGTTGAGAATTATAAAATTAGAAATGCGACTATGACCTTGAAAGAAGTTGAAAATATAAGTAAACAACTTTACAACCAAGAATACGACTACGATGTAATAGATAGCAAAGACAATAATGTTTTTAACATCATATCAATGCTTAAACTACAAAAGGCAAAAAAAGGATTAGACGTGGTTGTAATCGATTATCTGCAAAAGATGGATGCTGGGGAACGTGATACACGAAAGAACGTTTCTGTGATAAGCACGGCACTAAAAAACTTTGCACGTGAAAGTGGTATTACTGTGATTGCATTGGCTCAATTAAATCGTGACGGCAAAGATGATAGACCACAATTGACAGACTTAAAAGAATCAGGACAAATCGAACAAGATGCAGACGTAGTATTGTTTCCGTTTAGACCATCGTATTATTTAGATGTCAAACCCGATGTTGAAGAAGATGCAGAATTGATCATTGCAAAAAATAGGCACGGACAATGTACCGACATACCAGTTACATTTGAAGGCAAGTACACAAAATATACCGAAAGAATATGAACACCGAAGAAAAAGATTACTTTGAAAGATATTTAACGTATCGTAAAAAGCACACGAGTTTATTAAATAAGCAAGAACGAATGATAGCCAAATATGAGAAAGAAATATCACGTTTGAAGTATTTGCTTACAAATCCTATACGCAAAGAAAACGTAGATATAAATTTAAACGTAGTACTGGAAGCAGTATGTAGTGCGACTGAAGTAATTCCACACGATATTTTAGCACACAATAGGCAACGACCTATTAGCACGGCACGTCATTTGTTTTGTTATATTGCGTATAAACACTATGGGTATTGTCTAACTGTCATAGGTAGATTTTTAAATAAAGACCATAGCACAGTAATCAATAGTGTAAATAGATATCAAAACTTTTTAGACTGCAATTACAAATTAGAATCAAATCACTATGCACAATGTAAAAACATCTTATCAATTGGTACTGAATAAAGGCAAAGAAAGTGTAACCTGGTGTTTACATACACTTGAAGAAGTAGAATACTATCGAAAGAAATACGAAAAAAAAGGATGGATATTTTTTAATTTGAAAAAGATTTTATAGTTTTGTATATCAAAGATAAAATTTTAATAGAAGTTGCGACATCGGATTGGTTAAAACAAGCAGCAAAAAACATTTGCCCATTACACCACGAAGATTTGCAGCAACATCTACTTTTAATTTTATGCGAGATGCCTGATTATAAACTTATAGATTTAAATAAAAACGGATATTTAAAATACTTTTGCGTAAAGGTTATGTTTAATCAAACTAAAAGTCCAAGACAAGCATTTAACAGACTGTTTGCGACAATAGGCGAATATGACGTACATAGTTTAGATTTAGTAGAAGTAGATAGTTTAGAAGACAAAATCACAAAAGAGAACCAGTTAACCACAATTGAAAACGTAGTAAGCAAAAACCAATGGTACGAAAGAGAAATATTTACTCAATGGTCAAATGGTAATTCAGCACGATCAATCCATAGACAAACGAAAATCTCATTACGTGAAGTATTACGGGTAATCAAAGAAATAAAAGAACAAATAAACAATGAATATAATAATTGAAATCTTAGGAATATCCTCACTTGGTTTTATATTTTCAAGTGTAGTGACACCAACCCTACCAAAGTTGCTTAAACGCAAACCATTTACGTGTGAGAGTTGTTTATCGTGGTGGTTAGGCATTGCATACTTTTACTCACAATACAATTTAGCAGCAATTATACCTGCAGCAATATGCTATGTAGTTGCATCTTTAATATGGAAATTATGACAAACGAACAAATAGACTACATCTTATCAGTAGAACACCATCTACACACATTTAGAAAAACCCAAGTGTTTAGATTAACACCCGAAGAAACATTGAAGGTAAAAACAATTTACCACGAAGTAATGGGAAGCCATATGCCAAACTGCTCAACTTGTTTTATAGAACACTTTACTTCTATAATCATACGTGCAAATGCAATGAAGGAACAACAGATTCCAACCATTGACGATGTGAATCAAAAGGCATTGGAGTTGGCACAGTTAGCCGATGACGAACAAAAGATTAAACCGATAAGAAAGAAAAAGTAATGCGTAATTACACAAAAATCTATATGGATTATTTTGGATATGATTTATCCGATTTCATTTGTTGTGAGATTTGTGGCAAAACTGCAAACGACATTCACCATATTGAGAATAAGAAAAGTGGTGGTTCAAAGCTAAAAGATAATATAGAAAATCTTATGGCAATTTGCAGAGAAGAGCACGTAAAATTCGGCGATAAGAAACAATATAAAGATATGCTAAAAGAAGTACATTTAAATTTTATGAAGTACAATGGAAAATAGTTTTGGTGGGTTATGGGATGACAAGAAGTGTTTCGATTACGAAATGGCTAATCAAATACGTTTAGACAACGAAGGGTTTGTCAATATGTTTAGGGCAACTGCAAAGCAAATAGCAGAACTTGTAGAATTTAAAACTTTTGCTGATATCGGTGGTGGTGTAGGTACGTATTCACTTGCAATGAAAGAATTAGACAAGCACGTGACTTACTACGATTTAAACAAACATCACTTTAATTATGCTATGTTACACGGTGTCGCAAATGTTTACAATAAATGCAACATTACCGAAACCAAAATCAAAGCAGACTTGGTAGCTTGTATTGAAGTAATGGAACACATCACAGATTACAAACTACAACAAATGCTATACAACATAGAATGCAAGTACTTTCATTTTAGTAGCACACCACATACAACAAATTTTGATGCAGAGTGGGGACACATAAACATCAAACAAGAAGCAGAGTGGATTGCATTTTTTGAACTGCACAACTACAAATTATTAACCAAAATTGAAGTGCCCACAACCTGGAGTTTATTATTTAAAAAGATATGAATATACAAGTAGTAAAAATAAAGGATATTAAAAACAATCCTAACAACCCACGTATAATTAAAGACGATAAATTTAAAAAACTTGTTGCAAGTATTCGTGAGTTTCCGAAGATGTTAGAAATTAGACCTATTGTAGTAAACGATGATATGATTGTATTGGGTGGTAATATGCGACTGAAAGCACTTAAAGAATTAGGTTTAACAGAAGCCCCCGTAATTAAAATTAGCGACTTAACAGATGAGCAGCAACGTCAATTTATAATTAAAGACAATGCTGGTTTTGGTGAATGGGATTGGAATATGTTAGCCAATGAATGGGACACCGATGAATTAGAAAAATGGGGATTAGATTTACCTGACTTTGTACAAACTGAATTGGAAGCGATTGAGGATGATTTTGAAGTAAATGAGAATACTGAAACAGATATTGTAATAGGGGATTTATTTGAGATTGGAGAACATAGATTGTTATGTGGAGATTCTACGGATAGCGATGCGGTTGCAAAGTTAATGAATGGCGAGAAAGCGGACATGGTATTTACCGACCCGCCGTGGAATGTAAACTATGGTGCGGTAAAAGAAGGTAATCCTATGGGATACAAACCAAGAACGATTATGAATGATTCAATGTCAACTGGAGATTTTAAGGATTTTATGGGTTCGGCATTTGCAATGATGGCTATGCACAGTAAAAAAGGTTGTCCAACTTATGTGGTTATGTCGGCTCAAGAATGGGGCAATTTAATGTTGGCACTTCACGAGAATAATTATCATTGGAGTAGTACTATTATTTGGAATAAATCTCACTTGGTTATGAGCAGAAAAGATTATCATACTAAATATGAACCAATTTGGTATGGATGGTTAGACGGATCTCCAAGATTGTGTCCAGTTGAAGATAGAAAACAATCGGATGTATGGGATGTTGATAGACCAACCAAAAGTGAACTTCATCCAACAACTAAGCCAATTGAATTAATAAATATAGCATTAAAAAATAGTAGCAAATCTGGGAATTTAATAATGGAATTATTCACCGGATCAGGATCAACGATGGTTGCTTCACATCAACTTAAACGCAAATGCTATGGAATGGAACTTGACCCCAAATATTGCCAAGTGATAATTGACCGAATGAA